GTAAGACCAGCAATGTCTGCTAGTTGTGCATCATAGGCTTGAACATCGGTACCAATCGCTAGACCTAGGAAAGACCTAGCAGATGGACCACCAGCACCTAAAGTAGTTAGGTCAGCATCATATGCTTGAACGTCAGTGCCAATGGCTAGTCCAAGTGAAGTACGAGCAGTAGCCCCAGTCTCAATTACAAAGTTAGTACCATTACCAATAATGATACCGTTGTCTGTGGGGCTTAAACCTGCAATGTCAGTAAGTTGTGCATCTAAAGGTTGCTTATTATCTAACTGGGTTTGAATAGCAGAGGTAACACCATCAACATAATTTAACTCAATACCCGTTGGGGTAATGACAGTGCCATTTATTTCTAGGGTATCAATGTATGCAGTACCATCAATGTACGCATCTTTGAATTGGAATGTAGCAGAACCTAAGTCTACTGTATCATCTGTCTTGGGGGTTACTGCTCCTGTGGATACAACAAGATCTTGGGCAGGACCTACCTTTGTTACAGGAGATCCGTTATTAGCACCATCGTGATTGTGTCCAGTTGAGGCATTGAAAGCTGACTGTAACGAATCAAACTCGCCATCTAAATCTGACGCATTAATAATATTACCATCAGCAATGTTATTGACCGAGTCGTTACGAATGTATCCAGTACCCATGTTTTACCCTATCGTCTATCGTAAGTCGAATATTCTAAAGTTGCAGCGTCAAGTGAGAATGCAGGATCTGTACTCTCAGACACAAACTGCAAAGATACTGTAAATCCAGATCCTACTACCTGTGTCTGGAATAGTTTCTTTAATTTGGTTCCGTACCGAACAGTTCCATAGGTAGCTGTAGATGAGCCATAAAAACCTACAGCACCTGTTTGATTTGATAATGTTATGGTGTCAGGCTGTATCACACCCTCATCGTCAAAGTCAAGCTTTAAATTGACTGAGGTTGTTACACTTCCTAGTGGATCTGTATATAAGAAAAGCTTATAAAATGCTTTACGAATACGTGGATCCTCCATTGGTACAAATGGGGTAGAGAAGGTAGCAATAATATTAGCACCATCAAAACTATTACCCTGTTCCATTTCATACACATAACCATCTGTATTAGAGAACACAGCAGTTTCTACCCTGCCATAATAATCACTATCAGCTACGTATGCTTTAATACCCCTTAACTCAGCCCACGATAATGCACCAGTCTGGTCACCGATTGTCTGAGTACCTAATACTCCTACCGCATTCTGAGTAGTAACATTCCCATTGTATCCAAAGATACGGTATTGAGATTTCTCTCGAATTACCACACTAGAGAAAGACGTACTAGATCCAGTAAAGGCTGTCATCTCGCTCTGAATAGGTTTGGATACTACCGCAATACTAAAGTCTCCTACCTTATCTGTAGCACCGAGGAGACGTAAACCGTCAGGTCCTAAGAACATAATATCAGACCCAACCTCTTGGATTGTATCTGTGTCTACGCAACCTATGTTTAATGTAATTGGTTGCAATACAAAGTCACTTGAGGTATTACCTACTAATCTACTAATTTTTTGTTGGCTAAATATAATTAGTTGTTCACGGAATACAATTAAACCAGTGATAGCATTTCCAACACTTATTACACCAGAGCCATTAGCTGGGGTAAAATCACTGTCAGTAAAAGGAGAAGTAAAAGTTAACTTGTCACCCTTAGCAAAGAACAATTGATTCTTAAACCATACAACATGTTCCGCACCCACAACATCTGCAGGAGCATCATGTAATTCTACAAATGATGTGCCGTCATATAAGAATGGTACATTGATACTATCAACACCACATACTTTTTCTGTGGTAGAAATTCTGTACTTCTCAAAACGATACTTTGTTGCAGCGTCTCTGGATGCAGATAAAAAAGTTATTGCTGCATTGTCTGCGGGGCTAGATGCTAAAGCAGGACTAATTGCTAAGGTAGCACCGCCACTAGTAACTGTTGCATCCGCAGTAACGGTATATATTAATGCTACACCTGCAATGCTAAATGTATCACCAGTTTTAGGTTTGCCAGTTAATCCGTCAACAACTAAGCTACTACCAGTTTGACCAGCACCATTCACTAATACAGTTCCATATGCTGGATTACTAATCTTTGTCCAACCACTACCTGTGCTTCTATATAAACTATTATTACGTGCAACAATTACTTTAGCAGTCCATGCTGCTACACCTTGAATCGTACCAGTGCCTGATGTAAAAGTAATAACTGCTTGATCGGCAGGACTAGATGCTAGGCTGGTTGTTAGTGTAAGTGTTGCACGCTTAGTAGCTGAATTATATGAAACACCACCAGTACCAATCGTATACGTTCCAGTTACACCTGCAATAGTAAATGTATCTGTTTCTACAGGCGAAAACATTAGATTGCCTATTATAAGTGTGCTGCCTGTCTGCCCACTACCATGTACTTTAGCATCACCATACGCAGGGACGATAGAACTATCATACTTATCAAATCCTTCAATGCGTCTATAGCCACCCTCTATAGAAGGTTCAAAGTTACGCAGTATCCTAGCACTGCCCGGTAGCTGAATACCGTGCTGCAAAGGGGACAGATTTGTGATTAACCCACCCCTAAACTCAAACGGGTATGTAATCCATCTATCAGCCATTAATTAACCCTAAAGCCAGCAGTGTATCTTTTATTTTGTGGAAGCATAGTAGAGCGTACATATTCGGTACGATTGATCAACATGATTCTCATATGCTTTAAATTCTGTTCAAACTTTGCTTTAGCTACCGCTGCGTCTTGGGTATTACCCCTAAACATATATGCATAGTAAGTAGCACCTTCAACAATAACATGCCTATACATTTCAGGTATCAAAGGAACATCTGTATACGCAGATAAATCTGTAGTCACTGTGTAATATTCATACGTTAGTTCGTATGCTTCCTTAGGTGTCTGTACTAATACAAACTGTCTGTTTGGTGCCTGTACAATAAAAGACGGGATGTCCCGTAAACTTGTATCTGCATTATATTCTTGATCTACAAACTTCTCTAAGTACTCTTCGTAAGACAGAATCTTTAATTTGACTGTCTCATTATTAAACGTAGTATTCTTCCTAATACGAAAAGAATCGAAATCAATTACTTTCGCATTAGCAGGATAGCTATACCTACTCGTGCCTGCAGTTAGTGTTGTTGTTTGAGTTGTATGATTCCAATGCCATTGAAACTCTAACTGATTAATATCTTGAATAGCAGCATTAACTGCATCTTTAGCATGTGAATAGAAACCTTTTGCAGAGCTAAAATTAGAACTTGTTAGCTCTACTTCATTTAGTTTTCTGTTAATGTCATTAACTAAACCCAAGAAATCGTAAGCCACTATATCACCTTATTGAGATGTATAAATAAAGAAAGGCAGGGGCTTGTGACCCCCGCCTTATATTGCACTACTTAAGCCAACTGATCACGATCTACTTCGTCAGCTACGATACGACCATCTACATTTATAAGCACAGCCCAAACACGGACTACACCAGAAGTAGGAGCAGTAGTAGCAGCTTGAATTAACAAGTCGATTGTGTCAGCAGTTGCACCGATTACCACAGGCTGGAATGCAGCAGCATTTTGTGCATAAGCACCAGCAGCAGCAGCATCAGCATCAAAACCGTCTACAAATACGTCAGCATCTACACCAGTAATACCTAAGTCAAATGCATTGTCGCTTGACTCACCACCCATAACTGTGGTTACTTCCATACCAGCATTTAAAATAAGTGTGTTAGTTGGTACAGTGATGCACTCGATAACGTCAGCAGATGCCAAGGCAGAACCTTTAGCAGTAGCTGCAGCAGCAAAGTCAATGTATTTTTCTACTAAATACGGTACAGGAGCGGCAGTACGACCTGCTGATGCTCCGCCCGTTGCGAGGGTTGTAATTGTTGCCATTTATGTTTCTCCTTTAATTAAGCTGCGTTGTACTTGGCGGTAACAATAGCCTCTGGACGGAGGATCTTGCGACCATAGAGATGCATACCACGAACAATGTCAGCGAAGCTGTCAGGATCACGATAGCTC